AATATCAATGGGCAAACCCATCCTGAACTGCCTTCGTATGATAAGGTTTTGAAGTTTTTTATACGTGATGGATCATCATTGTAAACAAACTGTACACTTGTTATATGTTGGTTGCCATAAAAGTTACATCTAGTTTCACTATCATGAGACCATAACATACCATTTTTAAAGGTATAGTAAACGTTATTTAGTGACAGACCGCCTTCCTTTAAGAACGACTTTCTACTCGTCCAACCGTTAACGTCATCATTAAACGATATTGTTTCACCGTTAAGTGTTAAGTGATAAAGATTTGAATAATCATCGAAAGACCCAATAGCTGTTGTTGCTTGATTTAGGTTTCTCTTGAAGAAATCAGACATGCCGTGTCTTGATATTTCGGTCAAACCATCTCTAGATAATCTCAACACAACGCCTCTGTTTTTATCAGTAAAGTAAGCTCTAAAACCGTATGACGCGAATGATTCTGGATTTTTAGATATTCCAAATTCACCAACGTAAGGTATTGACTGACCAAGAACTCTATTAGAAGCTGTTAAGTTAGCATTACCGTCAGCATTGTACAAAGCGTCCTTATCGGCTAACACTCTGAATACCTTGTCTTCACACATGACAATTAAGTCAGTGTCTCTAGCGTGAAGCTTCTGTATGGTACCGTAAACAGGATTAAAGTCCTTTGTTATATTCTCAGCCATTAAAAACTGATTGAGATTGTTAACGCCAGACGTAGAATTGTATATTCCAGAGAATATTAAACTGGATCCCTTACGCTCAACACTGTAAGGTTCTTCTAGTGTTGACGAAACTCTAGGTCCCTTATCTATGGTAACCGCGTTAAAGTCATCCCTTATTCTATTTGACTCGCAACCGTTGCCAAAACTGAAACAGTTCGACCACTGTATAGTTATATCGTTACCATGCTGAGACATTGGTATACCATCTGTTATCTCGTAGTACAGATCAATATCAACGGATTCTTTTGGCTCTGTTTCAAATATAGCTGGATTAGAAGACGATAGTATGACGTTGTCAGAATCTAGTATGTCAGCCCAATCCGTTTTCTTAGCATACATTTTAAAGTTGTAGTCAGTCCAAGAAGACGTGTCGGCTGTTACAGCTGTGTTTAGTACTATTGTTTTTATAAGTCCCCAAGCTCCATCACCGCCGGTAATGAAAGGACCGTTATGCGTTATGTTTACTATCTCGTAATACGTGTTAGTACTGTCTTGATCAAACTTTACAAACGTACCAACCTTGATGTTATCGAACCAATATGTTCCAACAGTTGTTCCGCTTGGTTGTGTAGATCCAGTCCAAAACAAAGAGAAGTTTGCGCTTCCCTGAATTGGTATAGAGGGATACTGTGTTCCGTAAACACCATAAGTAACCTCACCAATCCCAGGTGGAAGAAAACCGTCATCAGGATCGTCGGTTGACGTTAGGTCAATTATACTGCTAGAATTTACTCTTATATACGATGTTTGATCCTGAACCAGTGGGTTGATAATATACTCGTCGAAAGAAGGGTCTCTGTTTATCTTAACAAAAAACTTTCCTTGGTACTCTTTCTTGTATACGTTTTCATATTTGTACACCTGCACGTTTATAGTGGCACCAGAAGCTAGAGAGCTCATCCAAGAATCTTCAGATCCAAGACCATCTTTAAGTACTATGCTGTACCTGGTTGTAGTGTCTCCAGAGAAACCGCCTTCTCTTATCTCGTAAAAATCAGACACGTTAGACGTTCCATTAACCGTGTTCCAGAATCTGACAACACACGTGCTATCCCAAACTTCAAAAAACTTTGGATCTTGTATCTGTGTCGGTCCATTGACTAATAAGTTTTTACCACCAACGGCCAAGCCAGATTGAGCCATGGTGCACTTATACGCGGTTTGAAACGTTCTTACTCTAACAACGTCGTCTGGAGCATTGTTACTTATGTCCAGAACGCGATATCTAGCATCTTCAACAACCGCAACGCTGGTGTCATGCTCTTTCTTCAAGATCATGTAATCGCCAGTTTGTAGCTTGTTTCTCTCTGCACTTGGAAAAGACAACCAAACGTTTCCGTCGTCAGCTTTATAAAATCTATCTAAAGCTAGGTTGTAGTATTCGTTTGATGTTTCTTTAACTAAGTATTTGAAATATGATGCAAAGTCTGGAGCTTGTGTCGTTACTCTAGCTTTTAATTTCACAACCTTTTCTGAGTTGCTTTTAGGTGAAACAACACTTCCTCCATTGCTTGAAAACACGGGTGTTTCTCTTCCATATTCATCTCCATAAAGCACACCAATCTGGTATGTCCTCATTGATTTTATGGATTTCAGTGGATTTTCTACAGAACTATGTGTATTGACATCTAGTGACGCGCTTACGATCGGTTGAATACTATTACTACCGCTCTTCATACTTAAGTTCTGCTCGTAGTTTCCATATACAACTCTATTGCCTATCACCTCTTGTGATTTGGCTTTTATTGGCACGTTATCCCATGGTCTTAGAGATTGGTTGGAAGGTACTACGTTACCTATCAATTCCGATGTAATCGTGTAACCAGATTGAACAACAGGTATTGAATCAACCTTATAGACAACAGTACTATTAGACTCTTTGTATAATATATCTACTTCCACCACCTCTTCAGATGGGGTCTGTAGTGAATTGATATTTAGGTAGCGAATGTTATTCGTCATACCTATATTGTGCGACCTAGAAGAGTTGTATTTAAACGAATCAGCAACAAATGCTACTTCTGACCACGGCGCGAATGTGGAATATTCACCATCCGCATATTTCCATCTATACGAGAACCTTGGAAACTTGAACTCGAACATAGGAGGGTCTTCCTCTAGCACGGATGTCCACTCATAAGCGTAGTCTTGAATGCTACTCGATATAGTTACGATAGTTGCATTAACCTCGTAAGGTGTCACTGTGGCGTCAACAGTGTTAACCTGCAACCTAACCTGATACTCGTCAATGAAGTTATTGTCATTGAGTTTACTAGCCGTCAGTGATATTATATCGCCATTAAACCAGTTTGGCAACTCATCGTATTGTAGCGTAACGCTAGTACCAACTTCTTTTACTAAGAAATACGCTGATACTGGATCCGTAAAGTCAAATGTCGTCTTAATCTTATTTATACCACAACCTATACCGGTTCCACCAGTAGAGGTTCTAACAGTAGAACTCATCAATAGCGATGGAGCTACAGTTGGTGCTTTCTTTATGACTGCGACGTCGGCAGCTGTGAAAGGCCTAGTGTAAACAACCGTGTGTGTATCAAAGTCTATACTACCGGACTTAAATGTGTCTATATTTATCTTTCTAGGATCGTTTAAATCATCTGTCCAAAGAAGAAGATTGTCTATGACGTTAACACCAGTTATAAGAAATTTATCATCGAAATTAAGCACGTTGTTTTTGTCTACCACAACCGGCTTAACTAAATCTAGCGATTGATCATATTCAGCTATAGCGTGGACAGTGCCGTTCGTTAAAAACCAGTATATCTTATCGGTACTATCTACCTTTATTTGACCTATGCAAACAGCATCACGCACAAAAGCCCAATCACCAGACGAGTCTTTTCTGTTTCTAAGCTGATTACCCAGTACATTTTCTATAGCGCCGACATTGTTGTCTTCTGACGCTGCAACCTGCACGTTAAGCGCATCTGTGTACTCGCCATTTGGCACAAGTCTTTCGTCCAGATCCTTGTTCATCTTTCCAGACGTAAAGACGCGTTTCATTTCTGGCATATCTTAGTGTTTTATGTGCTTTGATTTACCTCTAAGTACTTGAGAGATTTCTTCAAGCTTAATATTTGACAACCTCAACTTAGCTTGCCTTGCGGCGGCGAACTTCTCTTTTTTATATCTGGCCACTATATACTCAGGCATATTTGACCTTGTTGAGATTATAGCGTGAGCTATATGCTTATATATGGCTTCTTCAGCAAATTTATGTACTAGCATCTCACCGTCTAGAGCGACGCCGTCGCTTATGTACTTTATAGTAACTATTCTACCAGCCATATCAGAACTAAAATACACGGTTGACTTAACTGGGTCTATAAAGAACGTGCCGTTATCTTGCGCATATTGTGGATCTAAACCGTATCTCTGGCCATAAGCTAGGTTGAACGCGCTATCGTGATCCTCTGATGTAACGGAGTTGTTAGAAGCGTTCCCTGGACCGTTAGAGCTGTATCTATCCCACGTATTAGAGTCTTGAGCATACAACAAGTTGTCTCCATTGTACAAGTACTTGTAATTACTGTCTTGAAGTATAGCTTTTGGATTCGAGGTTTTTGCTGCTGGATATATAACATGCTCAACACCGTTTGAGTCTGTCCACGTGAACTTAACGTAATTGACATAATCATGCGGTAGTGGCATGGTCAACGCTGGACTTATTTCTATCTCCTGGGTTTTCTCAGATCTCAGCGTATCATAACTAAGTTCTTGCATTGCTCTCTGAGCGTGGAATGCAACATCAGTTCTCTTTATCTTAGATATCGTCTTTCCTTCACCGACGTAGGCTATAATAAAGTTGTTTACCAGATCATCCATAGAGATGAACTGATACCCACCGAAATCTCCGTTTTCGTAGTAGTCTTTTTCTGTGTAATTCTGTAAACCCATTTATCAAGCTTTTTCTTCGGCTGTGTCTCTTTGTTCTTCGGCGACGGCTATCTGGTAAACCTGAGGATCTTTCAATATCAAGCCACATAGGGCAAGTATATTTATAACCAAGTCGGTTTCTTCAGAAGGATGTACCTCGAAATCAACACTTCCAGTTGCGGTATATTGAGGATAACCAAGTACGTCTGTGTAGTTCCAAATAACTTTAGCTGGTTTTTTTATGTAGTTTAATCTAACGTCGCCAGTCGTAACATATTCGGTATTACCATACACTCTCAAGCCGCTTTCGTCTCTAACGTATATTGGTCTAGTATTTTTCGGTTTGGTTAGGGGAGATAAATTGTAGTAAAGAAACTCGTTCTTAGCTACTTTCTCAGCTTCAATATTAGAAGCATCAATTATAACCGTACCTAGTCTATATAAATCACCCGGAATTTGATAAGCATTATTACTATAAGTCAAATTTGTCTCTTTTTCAAACACACTTATCTTTTCGTTTAGATTGTCAAGCATATCTGAATACTCAGTGTCATTACCGTGCATCCGACCAAACTGGTTGATGTCATAAAAATATTGTTCGAACAAATCAAGCTGAACCTGATTAGCGAACAAGTTAAATTCTTCTGGGGTTACATATCCTCTCTGCTCTTTATTGAGGATAGCTAATACCCGTTGATATACAGTATCTACACTAACGGCCATAATGATTTGTTTTAAAGGTAAAAAGGGCCACCGTATGGTGACCCTTTTCCCTACGGTGATTACTTGAGTCTTTTCTCAATATTTTGATAGATCTCTACACCTTCATCTGTTTTAAAGAAAGCAGCTAATGCTGAGTATGGGTTTTCATCGAACGGAACGGTCATAACCTTTCTTCCGTTGCTTGCCCACTGGAATGTACGTTGATCTTCCGCTAGTTTGAGTATGTTAGCTTCAACCGCTTTAATACCAAAGTTTCTGATCTGTACGTTTTCATCTTTCGCTAATGATATAAACGTGTTTGGTTGTCTTCGAGCGAATATCAATAGATCACGCTTGATTTCCTTAGACGTCATGTCCTTAACTTTAGATCCAAACTCAACTCGTAAAATTGCTTCTGCAGAATCAACATCCATCGCGTTAGCGAGGTTGAGTGCTTCGAGTTCTAGTTCTATCACATCCAATTCGTCAACAGCTTCTTTTACAGCATCGAATTCCTCGTATGCCCTACCTCTTAGTGGGTGGTATAAAGAAAGAAGCTTTTGCAACGCTTGTTTGTTTCTTGGTACGAACAAAGTTCCATCTCTAAATACGATGTGCTCCAGCGTGACGTTCCCGTTTTGTTCATCAACAAACACGGATTGCTGGTTAGTAGCATATCTAAGTTCTCTTTCGTAACCAAGTGCTTCATCAAAGTACAACAGAGGTCTTTTCTCTGAGTGCCTAGATGGTACCGTCATGATGATCGGTTTTTTTCTTGAAATCAAGTAGTATACTCGATCTTTAATTTCCCAACCTTGATCGATTGTTTCTTTTTTTGCCATGATAAAATAATATATGAAAATTAAAAAGTAGTAAGTAAGGCCCCCGGCGAACCGGGGACCCAACTACTATAGGATGCTGTTGTTAGGCAGCGGTATCCTTGAACAAGATGAAGTTGTTAGCACCTTGAACACACAAACAGCGCTCAGAAAGCATGTGTACGTTCATCTCGTCGATGTCGCTAGTGTAGTTACCACCGACAGAACCAGTGATCCAAGACTTCATGCGACGATCATCTGCCTCAGAAGCGCGGTAACGCACGTGCAAGAACGGACGTTGGATGTTCTTACCAAGGGTTTGATCGTAAACAGTAGAAACACCAGCAGGAACCAATACACCATCGATGTCAGCGGTAAGACCGCGAGTCGCAGCGTCGTTCAAGTATTTCCAGTCAGTTTTGTAGAAGTCGTAAGAACCACGACGGAATCCAGAGAAACCAAGGTTCAACGCCATATCAGCAGAGTTGTTGAATACTCCGTAAGAAGTACCACCAGCACCGTAAGAGTTAGCGCGAGCCAACATGTTATCGATAGCCAAAGAAGTACCGCGATCCAAGAACAACATGTTCTCTTCGATAGCTCCCTGCTTGTCAAGCTCTTTCAAGATAAGATCGAACTCACCAAGACCAGTAAGACCAGTAGCGTTGTTAAAGTCGTGATCGTTGAATACCAAACCGCGAGATTCGATAGCAGCGAACAAACCTTCAGTACCACGTACGTCAGCACCAGAAGCGTCAGAGATTGATACAGCAGCTTTTTCAGCTTCAACCATGGTCATTTCCAAGTAGTCCTCGAAACGAACGCGAGTCTCGTGCTCAGACTTCAGGTACCACAAGTAACCAGAAGTACCCATTTCAGAGGTAACCTCAACCCAACCGATCTGAGCAGTGTCAGAACCGTTGATAGAGTACTTGTCCTTGATGATGATAGGAGAGTTGCTGAACTTCTGGAAACCAGCGTCGATAGACCCTTGCATACCAGCAGCACCTTTACCGAACTCAGAACCGAAAACGAATACTTTCAACTTAGGGTTGGTAGCAGCTACGAAAGAGCTAGGCCAAGTTGCAGCATCGTAAGGGTAAGCTTCGATAGAGTTAGCAGAAACACTCTTAACAAAAGCACGAACGGTGTCGTAACCGAAAGCAACTACGATAGTTTGGTTAGCGCGGATAGCGTGACCAGTGATATTGATCGTGTTGTCAGTGTTGTCGTTAGCAGTAGCGATAACAGCGTCATCGTAAGCAACGTGTAGACGACCTTGTTCAGTCCATACAACTTCGTCAGAAGCCATAGGCATTTCAGCGCCGACCATACGCAAGAAAGAAGATACAGTACGGTTTCCGTAACGCTCTACTTCTTTTTCATAAACTTCTGGCAAAAATTGCTTTGCGAAGTTGAAATCATTGTTGCCAATTGAAAGGTAGTTACCATCAAAAAGCGTTTTCGTGGGAGAAGGAGTCAATCCAGCAGGATATGCTCCACCAGTAGCAAAACTCATGTTCTATATTTTTTTAGAGTTGTTAGTACTTATTTAAACTTAACTCGAAGCTTTGAACCACTATCACCGCTAACTGCGCGAACCTTTATGCCTCCAGCGTTGGCAACACCCTCGTGTTGACCTCTAGGCTGCATATCAACGTTCTTAGATCTGGAGATACTATCTTTCATAGCATCAGCCTTACCTTGCTCATAGAAGTGATTAGCTATAGCATCAGCGTTCATTGCGGTGAAAAGTGCTTTATGATACCCCTTCGCGTCACCAATAGTATTATCGTTGTTGAGAAACTTTCTCACAAAATTATTGATATCGGATTGAGTGTCTTTGACTTCAGCCGCGTTCTTCACATTAAACCTATAACGCTTGTCCCCAACGCTGTATTCAAAACCTTTGAACTCACTGTTGAAAACCTGGTTTGTCTTTTCGACGAATAGGCTTTGCTGTTGCTTGAACGTTTCCTGTTGCTGTTCTTGCTCCTTGTTGTAACGGTTAAAGAATTCAACTGCTTTCTGCTGATCGGGAGTCAATCTTGATCCAGACTTAATCTCGTTGTAGTATTGATCCTTCATCGAGTTAAGATACTTTTTCGCGCTTGACAGCTCTTCTTTATATTTCAGTTTCTTTCTTTTAACTTCTCTTTCATCGTCGAGTTCTTCATCGTAGGAGAAATTATCCGACAATAAGAAATCGATCTCTTCACTATCGAGATGTGGCTTTGTTTGAGCGTAGTACTCTTTCAAAAGCTGAACCTCATCTAGTGAGGATACATCTTGATTTAATCTAACGTAGTCTTCCAGTGAACCGCCAGTTTCATTCATGAACTTAACTAGCTTTTCGATACCCTCTGGTAACTCTACTTTATTATCTTCAACCGGTTGTTCTGATTGCTTGTCTTCTACGACATACTCTTCTTTGTGTTCAACCGCTTGTTCTTCTTCACCAACTACTTCTTCGAGCACCCGTACTTCTTCAGCGGGCTCTCCGTCATCTTGTACGGACTCTTCGACATCTTTGCTGGACTCCACTTCATCGGGCTGCTGTGCTTGCTGCACATTTTCATCGGACTGCAACCGCAGCTCTTCACCGCTGTTTTCATCTTCGGCTTCCTGTTTAAAGTTTCTTAAATCAACTCTGATGACACCGTCATCTTGTTGCTCTTGTGTGATATTGTTTTCTTCACTCATAAGATAAAATATTAAAAAAATCTACAATTTATATATTACTTAGGTTCGAAAGAACCTAATTTGAAATCGCCGCTAATTATATCGTTACCAGCTGATTCAAAATTTTGAGCCATACCGCCTTGCTGGCGTTGCTCTATGAGTTTGCTTTGTTGGCTAGCTTGGATTTTAGTTCTATCGTCCTTCCTATCCTCTTTATAGCTCTCTCTGTTTTTAAACACTTCTGACTCCATTTGCTTGAGCTTCATGTTTATCTCAAACTCATATTGCATTAGTTCTTTCTTGGCTTGCTTTTCCTGCTCAAGTCTTTGTGCCGCCAGTTGACTCTTTAATTGTTCCAACTGAGCTTTACTTTGAGTTTCAACCTGAACCTTCTGTGCTTCCGCTTGAATAGTAGCTTGCTGTGCCTGAGCATTCGCCATAGCTTGAGCTTGCATATTTTGCTGAGCCATAGCTTGATCCCGCTGCAACTTGCGTTTTCTTCTAACCTTAAGCAATTGATTCGCTAACTTTATATTCTTTATATCTCTAATGTCTATAGCGTCTTCTAGATCTATTGTTTGTTGAGCAAGTGCCATTTGAATATTATTTTCTAGCAGTTGCTTTTCTTCTTCATCTGGAGCTATATCTATAAAGATACCAAAGTCATACAAATGTAGAGAGGCGATTTCCTCTAAGGTAGCCACGTTGTGAGCACCAATCATCTGTATGAATGCTTCTCTAGTTGGCGAGTATTCAAGTACATCCGATACTCTAAGTGATATTTTCTCAGCTATATCAACCGTTAAGAATAAACCAGCCTGCAAAATGTGTCTAGTAGCCGTATTCGAATTTGCTGCGGCGAGTTTCTGTACTCCAACCAAAGCGTCTTTAGCTGGCGTTGATGCGTCTCTAGCTTCGTTTAGACCTGTTACATCTCTTATCATCTGTAGATAATAGTTGTAAGTACTGATTAGCTGAGGTATTTTGTTACCGCCTGAACCGCTCGTTATTTCTTGAATAGGAACTTTACCAGGGTTCATATCACCCTCTGAAGTAAAGGATCTACCGATAACAGAACCCGTCTGAAAGAACATGTTTAATGCTTCCTGTGGGTTATAGTTTGTTCCATTACCTAGATCAACCTCGGCCAAACCGTCAGCGTCTAAGTATATACCGTCTGGAACCATTCTAGAGAGAACCTGCTGTAGTTTCAAGTGCGTAAGCTGAATCATATCAGCAAAACCAGTTATTCTAGAAACTAAAGACTCTATTCTACCCTTATACATTCTAGGGGCAACAATGCTGTAATTCATGCGAACCTTAGTGAAATCACTCTTAGGTCTAAGCATGTTCTTAGCCATTTCCCACTTCAATACTTTCTCAGTGCCAAGTACAAAAACACCTTCATACAACACCTCTAGCGATCTAGATATTTTAGAAAACTGTTCCGCTAACTCTGCTGGAGGATTGAACTGATCATCCTTGATGATTATCTTACTAGCTCCAGTCGACGTCTCTTTTATCTTGTATACTTCGTTTGCGTAGGTCTTGAAGTTGAAGTAGAGAAGCTGCACGGTATTCACGTCTTTCTCATTATTCTCCCACGCTCCTCTACTATAAGCTCTAGTGTTTTGAACGCCTTGACCCATTATTTCTTCAAGATCCTCGTCACTAAGGTCAGGGAATTGCTTTTTCAACTCATTTACTGGAACCGTTTTAACCTCTCCAACGTAGTATATATCTTCGAAGTAAGGTGATTCAGTAAAAGAATAAACGAGATCGGCAGGATCAACGTACTCCACTTTGATACCCTCGCTCTTAGTGAACGTATCTTTAACACAGCCGATACCAAGAACAGTGAGATCATAATTAAAGCGCTTCTTGATGTTTTCGTATTTATTACCTTCTAGTATAACGCTTATAGCCTGCTCTTCGGCTAGTTCTACACCCTGCTTGTAATTTAACTGCATGTGCACTTCTAGCTCGTCTTTATCGCCTGGTAATTCCTCTTTATTGTTTTCAAATAAGTTTACACCAAATGCTTCCGCTGCGAATTCATTGAGATCTTTAGTGGCCATGTCTCTCAAAATTGATTCCATATACTTGGTTCTCTTGGAAACACCATTTGGATCTTGAGAGAAAGCTTTTATATCAAACATTCTTTCCGAAATACCATTGACGACTATATCCACAAACTTTGGTATAATCGGCACTGGTTTCCAGTCTAGGTTTAGGTAAGATAAATCACCGTTTATCGCTAACTCGTCTTTATACTTTTGTATTGGTTGTTCACCTCTAGCATAAAGCCTCAAGCTGTGAAATACGTTTTGGTTGTTGTAAAACCTATTCACGCCGGAATCTCTGCGAAACCACTCGTGCTCGATAGCTTTAGCGACTTTTAAACCGTACTCTGCCGATGCTTTTTCAATGTCACTAGCTACTTGGCTAGGAAAGTAATTTTTTGCAACTGATTCAGCCATGGTTAATACTTAATAATTTCTGAAGAATAGCCATTGTTGGAATATCTAGCTATACCTAAATTTAGTTTTTCTTTTTCAACTTTCTGGGTTGGAGCGTATAAATGTCTATTACAAGCCATTATAGCGAGTCCAGAACTAATAGAAGCATCGTGCTTCGTTCTTTTATTTATATCGAATTTAGCCCAATCATTGAGCGTGTCGTTGAAATACATAGTGCCAAATGTATCATTAGCAGGGTTGTAACCAACGTGATTCTCTATATACATTTCTATAGCCGCCGCGTGTGCTTGTTTTATATCCTCACTTGTGTTTGGTATACCACCTATCTCACGCTCTGTTATAGAAAGTTGATTAAATTTCTTATCAGGTCTGTTCATCGAGAAACCCCTGTAACCTCTTCTTCTTATATGGTATAAAAGCCTTGGCTTAGCATTTTCCGCCAAAACAGGCATACCATAAAATACTAAGGCCATTAAAACATCTTCAAAGAATATCTCAGCTGTTTGAGGTCTAGAGACATATTCAAGAAAAAATGTAGAAGGGGGCGCGTCCTCCATAGAGAACTTTGTCAACCCGTGCAGAGCTCCTTTCGATCCTTTTCCATCGACCGTTCCAGAGATGTCATACGAGTCGCATCCAAACGCCCCAATGTGTTCATTTCCCGGATACTTTATCCCATTCTTTAGAATTACATTGTTTTGCAGATTTTTAGGTGGAAACCATGAAATTTTAAATCTGCCATTTCTATCTGGATTGAAAACAACCTCCGTATCCTTAATTCCATTACGCCATTGGAAGTTTCCGACGTTTATGACGTTTGACGATTTAAGACCTTCATTGTGATCTATTTGATCATATATTTTAACGAGATTAAACAAGCTGTTTTTCATCTCATCCCTAAAGGCGTGTTCTTCAGTTCTTGGAAATTGTCTATAGAATTCGTTTAGACCATCTTGGTCGTGTTTTAAACCTTCTACTTCGTTTTCCCAGTGCTGTATTACGCCTTCATATATGTAATCTCCATACGGACCTTCAACTTCCTCGGTTGGTGTGTCAAACACTGGATGACCATATTTATCTATGAAACCCTCGTAGTTCCACTCCATTGGTATAAACAGAGAATAAAGTCCAGATCTAGTTTGACCATTTTTGTTTCTCTGTGTAACATCTGAATCGTAATAAAGCTTTTTGAAATTATCACCACCTTTATCCAACGCGTTTGAAGTAGAACCCATCATGCATTTTCCTATGATTCTACTACCGAGTCTCAAACAAGTCTTTGTAACACGCCAGTTGTTTAAGATGTTGTCAGGTTTTTCCCACTTTCCACTTTCGTCATGTACTAGTAATCTAAGTTTCTCACCGTCATACGAGTTATCACCTGTGTTCTTCCAGTCTATAGTGGTGTCAAGACCTTCAAGTTCTTCTCGAGTTTCAGAGCTAGATATAGATCTTCTAGTTAGTTTAGAAGCAGGAACCCTATACGCTAATTCTGTTTTAGGTCTATCCATACCATCTTGGATAGGTTTAAAAAAGAATGGGTAGTTAACAGATATTGGCACAACCTTATCTGTAAACATTTTTTTAGCGTCAGAACCCGTTTTAGAAAGTATACCAAATCTAGCATCACTAGATATAGTAGCCATATTAACCGTTTCACCAGAAGCCATAAAAGAAAAACCACTACGTCTATTCTTTAAGTAGCACATTCCATATGCTCTACTGTCAGCTTTTACGGCTTCCCAGAAAATAAAAAACAACCTATTTGCCTCTCTAAAATCAGGGTTACCAACGTCTATTTTAGACCACTGCAGGTACATGTAATGTGTGCCAGTTATGTATGTTGGTATACCCTTGTTTTCAAACCAAAATCCATTTTCACGCCTGTTGAACTCTTCGTCTATATAGTCTTCCCACTTGGCTTTAAAACTGTCATCCGTGTTTCTCCAGTCAAATATCGTCTTTATAGAACTTAGTTGTTTTGGATATTCAGATACTTCCCAAGTTCCAGAATCGAATTTTACTGGTTTTTCAACCTTTGGTAAAGCTATCTTTAGGTTTTGTATTTCGTATACCTCACCTATTTGACCAGATTTGCTTATAACAACAACGTCGTGTTCTTTGTTGTAACCATACTTCCAACTCTTAGACTTGTTTAGTCTAGCTATAGTGTTGAGCTTTATTGGCTCTACTATTTTATATAGAGTTTGTTCGTACATTACTTAGATCTTCTTTCAGCGAAACCTTTAAAGGCTTGTTTTTCTTCCCTTTCTATAGGCTTATCTTCAAGCCTAGCTTCTTCCTCCTGTATCCTAGATAGTATTTCAAAAGCATCGAAAATAGCTAATTTCTTGGTTGCTGCGGCGTTCTTTAACCTATCGGCAGAAACGTCATCATCCGTATTAGTGATGATTTTCTCTTCAGCCACTTTTATAAGCTCCTCAACTGCCTTGTGCCCAGCTTGGATTATATTCCTTTTCGTTTCCTGTACGCTCATATTTAATAGCAATATCTGAAGACGGAACTCTATACATTCTATTTCCGTCTATAATAAATTCATACTCACTCCTAGGCGTGAATCCAACAACGTCCTCCTTGCTTAGTCCTTTACTAATAAGTAGATCATCCAAATGTTTTAAAACACCCATCAGCGGTTGTTCTTCGTTTGGCGTCCATTTTTCATTAAATGACTTTATTGGCTTCACAAAGCAGAAACCATCTAGTGGCTTCCAATCTCCATCACGCTTAAACATGTACACTTGATCTGGAGCAACTATATATGCATCATCACTGAAGTATGCCGCACTATTTTTTTCGTTACCTCTAACGTCGTAAAAGCGTCTAAACACGTTATGATGCACTATCACTTCATCACCTGGTTTAACACCTGCACAACCAAGTTCTGGTATACCAATGACTATACCAACTCTATTTACATACTTATGATCTTGAAGATCAGTGCTAAGTAATAATTCCGAATCACCAATCTTCTTAACGTTCGTTTTTCTAGACTCTTTTGGTCTTATTACGAAGTTAAATATTGATCTCATTAGTATTCTAGATTGTATTCTATGGCTATGCCCATATTTTTATTAAACTCCTTCCAAGGTATAATTTCATCACTCTTTTGAATGAAGATAGTAAACTTGTCTGGATCCTCTGTTATATCACATATACAATGACCACCATATACTTCTTGGCCAACAGAGTAATGCATCGCATCAACTTTATAGTCTCTACCGATGGTTATTTTTCTTATTAGTCTAGTTTGATTTTTCATCTAAAATGTATTCACCGGTTTCTAAATCCAGCGAACCATGACCATACTTTTCAACAAGCTCACCCATGACGCCGCGAAGCTCATCGGTGGTTTCCTTAAGTTGGTCCATGTGCTCGTCAATTCTTTCCTGTAGTGAGTATTTAGCAATGTATAAACCGCCAATTTCGCTTTTCAACTTATTTTGACGAGATCTAACAGAGTCTAAAATCTCTCTTTGTTTCTTTGTTATTTTCATTTTAAAGCTGATTTTATTTTATTTAACTTGATTAACAAATCTTCCAACTTGCTTAGTTCCAGCATGTTTGCTCCATCACTAAGTGCTTCAGATGGATTCGGGTGTGTCTCTATAAAAAGACCATCAGCTCCAGCCGCTACACTTGCTTTGGCCATAGTCTCTATTAGGTGTGGTAGACCACCAGTTACACCAGATGACGTGTTAGGTTGTTGCAGCGAGTGTGTCGCGTCGTAAACTAGAGGAGCGTAATTCTTCATTACTGGGAAACCTCTAAAGTCAACCACGAGATCAGAGGGACCAAACGTCATGCCTCTTTCCGTTATAAGCACGTTCTCATTGCCAGTTGACATGACTTTCTGAACAGCAAATTTCATTGCTTCTGGTGAAACAAATTGTCCTTTTTTTATATTGACTATCTTCCCAGATTCACCAGCGGCTAATAGTAAATCAGTTTGCCTGCACAAAAACGCCGGTATTTGAAGTACGTCTACAAAGTCAGAAGCCATTTCAACTTCTTCAACTGAGTGAACGTCCGTCATGGTTGGAACACCTAGCGTGTAGCGGACCTCGTCTATAGCGTTTAAAGCTTCAAAGTTGCCGATACCGGTGAACGAGTCTATTCTAGATCTATTAGCCTTTTTGTAACTAGCTTTAAAAACATAAGGAATATTATGCTTTTTACATATGCTAGAAACAACCCTGGCGATCTCTAGTGGCATTTCTTTATTCTCCACTACACATGGTCCAGCAAATAAAAATAAACCGTCCCCAGACGTTATATTATCATAGATTGTATTTGACTCTATGTTCATTTTAAACCCAGGTTTTGTTGTTCAGTAGGACTGGTATGTCTTTGTTTCTGCAAGACTTTATTTTTTCCGCCCACCAATCTAACTTTTTAACAGTACAGTGAGCGTTTTCACCGTTTGGTAATGTAGCTACAGCTGGCGCTAAACCAACCTTTATCAGAACAAGCTTAGATGCCTTTGAGAATATTCGATTCAAAACGTAATCTAAATCTTCTTCGTGAATATGCTCTAATACGTCGTAGCAAAGAACAGCGTCGTAAACTCCATCTGGTAAAACGTTATATTTCTCAACAGCTGGGTCATATAAACCAATTTCAACATTAAGGTATTCATGTAGCAATCCTTTTTCGTATTGTACTCCAGATGCGCACCCATAATCAAGCATGGAAACACATTTGTATTTATCAAGAGCTTCTTTAATATGCTCCTTGGATCTATAAGTCGGGCTTATATTTACCAAACCAGTGTAACCCTGCTCCTCATGCATGATCTTATATTGATCAATGTATTCTTGGTATTTTTTAGATGGTCCCGCCGACTGTTTTCCTTTCAATATCGTCGTGATCCAATTCAGTCCAGTAAATTTCATAGCAAACGCAATCTGTTAGTGCTTCAAAAGAGTGGTATAAACCGGGTTTAACTATAGTTAGTTCACCCTTATTGACGATGGTCTCGTCTGTTAGCTCGTAAGCCTTTTGCTCAACCTTAATCTTTAGAGTGCCAGACTCCATGTAGAAAGCGTTGAACTTATTGTTGTGTTTATGTGTAGAACAAAAACCACCTTTGTTGATTTCTATTCTATGGATCTCGAAATTGTGCTTCTGAAATATGTCTTCAGTGAAGCCCCAAACTTTACCCTGCTTCATTATTTCTTTTTTCTTACTTCAATAAACCAATCCTTGTATTTTTCTCTCTTAGTGGTCATGTACTCCAAATAAGAGTCAAGTTTCTCTTTCCAGTTTTCTTCTATTTGCGGGCAAATAATACCTGACTTAGGACTGGATAAAGTCTTGTTGATCCAAGGTTCTGGATTATCTCTATGCTCAAACAGAAATTTATTGACGTGGTAAAAAGACCCTCGCTCAACGTTATTATAAACGTCGATTGGTTCAATCTCTTTTCCAAGACACGCTGCGTACATAGCTGATTCACTAATGTGAGTAGTGTAAACCTTATCAGCTTTCTGCATGAAGTGATACATGTCTATATCCCTAGGCAATATCAACTCCTCTCCGAATTGATCTTTTATCTCACCTATTACAGTGTGAGTCGTGATCGGGTGGGGTTTAAAATATACGTTGTCGCCGTGTAGCTTTTTGATGTGGATCAACTTATTCAAACAAGTGTTTGACTTTAATTTGTTTGACCCAGGTAACACTACTAGATTATCAACCTCTCTGTACCTTGAGAAATCAGTACCTCTATCCTGGTACTTATTAGACATGTTCTTCTCAATGTTTGATCTAAAATAAGAAGCGAAGTCAATAACTTTAGATTCATCTATATCTTTATCATCATACGCATCCATAATCTGCGTAAGTCTAAAGTCCAGATTGAGAGGGTGTATCATAAAACAAGTAGCGTATTCTGTATACGCAAATGTTCTAAAATACGGTATCTCCTGAGCTAACACATCGTAGCTAGTCTCTATGTTATACTTCTTAACTTGACGCAAGAAGTATCTTTCAACATCGCGAAGAGGGTCTAGGGCCTTACTTTTCTTTAGAGACCCTATCCTCTGCTTAGCGACGTTCTCGTTAAACATTTCCATTGGATATTTTATTTAAGTTAAATGTTATTCAAATATATGCTTATTTTCTTAATAATAGAACGTTGTCTCCCAAGTAGTTGTCGTACTAAACGTGGTAGACCAAGTTGTCGTCCAAGAAGTAAGTGTTATAGTTTGAGTTTGGAAAGTCGTTGTAGTAGATGTAGATGTTTGCCAAGTGGTGGTTGTCTGTACACTTGTCTCCCAGGTAGTTACAGTGTTCACACTTGTTGAAGTACTAGTTGTCCATCTTGTAACAGTAACAACGCTTGTTGTCCACGTGGTTGTTGTGCTTTTAGAAGTCTGCCAAGTGGTTGTAGTACTTTTAGATGTTTCCCACGTCGTAACCCAAGTAGTGGTGGTAGATGCGCTAGTAGCGTATGTAGTCCTTGTACTTGTTGACGTTGTCCACTTTGTAGTTGTCTCTCTAGACGTGTTCCACGTTGTTATCCAGCTAGTCGTCGTAGACGTACTTGTGTTATACGTCGTCGTTGTAGATGTTGACGTGTTAAAACTGGTCGTCGTACTATGACTAGTGTTATATGTCGTGGTTGTTGACTTAGACGTTGACGTTGATACTGTCCAAGTAGTTATCGTAATAGTAGACGTTGTCCAACTGGTTATAGTCTCTTTAGACGTTGACCAAGTTGTAGTTGTTGACTTACTTGTTGAAACGCTTGTCTGCCAAGTTGTAGTTGTGCTTTGGCTTGTACTCCACGTGGTCACCGTTGAGTGAGATGTTTCGTATGTCGTTGTCGTTTCCTTCTCGGTTGATCTACTTGTGTTGTACTTTGTTGTAGTACTATGACTCGTATTGTAGGTCGTAGTTGTCGTTGTACTTGTATTATACGTAGTAGTCGTAGACTTAGACGTGCTATGGCTAGTTACCCAAGTAGTAGTTGTACTCATACTAGTACTCCACGTGGTAACGGTTACAGTCGTTGTAGAATACGTGGTTGTAGTACTATGAGAAGTACTATGACTAGTTTGCCACGTTGTTGTAGTAGACTTGCTAGTATTATAAGACGTAACTGTCGTTGTACTTGTATTATACGTAGTGGTCGTTGATCTACTAGTGCCATGGCTTGTCTGCCAGGTTGTAGTTGTGCTCTGACTGGTGCTCCAAATAGTCACCGTTATGGTTGAGGTGGAGTATGTTGTAGTGGTGCTATGAGAAGTACTGTGACTCGTCTGCCACGTAGTTGTCGTAGAGTGGCTAGTACTATACGTTGTGGTAGTAGAGTGGTTAGTACTGTATGTCGTTGTTGTACTCCTAGACGTTCCATGACTTGTCTGCCAAGTTGTGGTCGTACTCTGGCTTGTATTCCACGTAGTAATAGTAATAGTAGACGTTGAATAAGTTGTCGTCGTGCTATGACTTGTTGAATGGCTTGTTTGCCACGTCGTAGTTGTGCTCTTACTGGTATTATACGTTGTTGTAGTAGACTTACTGGTGTTATATGTTGTTGTAGTACTATGGCTTGTACCATGGCTCGTTTGCCAAGTGGTAGTTGTGCTTTTACTTGTGTTCCATGTCGTCACAGTAATAGTAGACGTTGATCTACTAGTATTGTACGTTGTCGTTGTACTCTTGCTGGTATTATAAGTCGTGGTCGTAGTATGACTAGTACTATACGTAGTTGTAGTGGATTTAGATGTTCCGTGACTAGTCTGCCATGTTGTTGTGGTGCTCTGACTCGTGTTCCACGTCGTTACAGTTATAGTGCTAGTACTATATGTTGTAGTTGTAGTATGACTAGTAGAATGGCTTGTTTGCCATGTTGTTGTAGTGCTCTTAGATGTATTGTAAGTAGTCGTAGTACTCTTACTTGTGTTGTAAGACGTTGTCGTTGACTTAGAAGTTCCATGGCTAGTTTGCCAAGTTGTCGTGGTACTTTGGCTAGTATTCCAGGTTGTAACAGTTATAGTCGATGTTGATCTACTTGTATTGTAAGTCGTTGTTGTACTCTTGCTAGTATTGTACGTCGTAGTGGTTGACTTACTAGTGCTGTACGTTGTGGTTGTACTTTTAGTTGTACTCTTAGATGTGTTGTACGTAGTAGTGGTAGACTTACTTGTATTGTATGTTGTTGTAGTAGATTTACTAGTATTATAAGTTGTAGTCCATGTTGTAGTCGTACTCTTACTAGTGTTCCAAACCGTTACGGTTATAGTAGACGTAGAATACGTAGTAGTCGTTGTCTTAGATGTGCTATGACTGGTCTGCCACGTGGTCGTTGTTGAATGACTCGTGTTGTAAGTAGTGGTTGTAGACTTACTAGTTGAGTATCTAGTCGTTGTGGAATGACTAGTGTTCCAAGTTGTTCTCGTTCTAGTAGACGTAGATGCTGAGTACGTCGTGGCAACAGTAGTATTCCATGTCGTAGTAGTAGACTTGTTCGTAGATACGCTAGTATTGAAGTAAGTGGTAAATGACGTTGTCCAAGTCGTTGTGTACGTGGTATTCCAAGCTGTGGTCGTACTAGTTTCACCACCAGAATACTCACCGCACAAATCTAATTGTACTATATCTCTATATGCTCCACGTATCGAAACAGAACCCTTTCTTGCACAATCAACAAAGAATTCTGGCTCAGCAAGTTCGAACTCCACGTATCTTCCATCACAATCTGTGTAGCTTAGTATAACCGGTTCTCTATCTAAGATTATGTAGTATGAGTAACATTCGCCACCTGGTAAGCTAGTAGTTGTTGATATACTGGTTGCTCTAGACGTTGATCTACTCGTCGACTTACTTGTTGCTCTACTGGTTTGCCAAGTTGTAGTCCAAGTTGTTGTTGTGGACTTAGATGTTGATCTCAACGTGTTTACAACCCAAGTTGTAGTCCAAGTTGTTATCGTATCTATGGCTGTTGGATAAGTTGTTGTAGTGCTATGGCTAGTATCCCAAGTTGTCGTTGTTGATCTACTAGTACTGTAAGTTGTTGTAGTAGATCTACTCGTATTGTAATATGTCGTCCATGTAGTAGTCGTAGTGTGACTCGTGTTCCACGTAGTTGTAGTCTTAGTAGCAGTCTCCCAGGTGGTCGTCGTAGACCTGTTTGTGCTATGGCTTGTCGCGTACGTTGTTGTGGTTGAGTGACTAGTACTAAACGTTGTTGTAGTACTATGAGATGTTGACCAGGTTGTAGTATATGTCGTAGTCGTACTGTGACTAGTATTGTATGTCGTAGTCGTTGAATGGCTAGTACTCCAAGTAGTGGTAGTAGAATGACTAGTGCTCCACGTCGTGGTCCAAGTGGTTGTTGTTTTGGTTGCTGTCTCCCAAGTAGTTGTCGTGGATCTGTTTGTGTTATAGTAAGTTGTCCACGAGGTCGTCGTGCTGTGCGATGTTACCCAAGTAGTAGTCGTTGAGTGACTAGTACTCCACGTTGTCGTCGTACTCCTAGTAGTATTGTAATACGTTGTATACGTGGTTGTAGTTGAGTGACTAGTGTTCCAAGTAGTTGTGGTCTTAGTAGCCGTCTCCCACGTTGTTGTAGTACTTCTATTCGTATTGTAATACGTAGTCCAAGAAGTGGTTGTAGAATGGTTTGTGTTATACGTTGTGGTAGTGGTATGCGAAGTCGACCAAGTGGTGGTTGTACTGTGGCTAGTCTGCCACGTTGTAGTCCAAGTGGTTGTAGTTTTTGTCGCCGTTTCCCACGTTGTTGTAGTGCTTCTACTTGTATTGTAATAAGTAGTATACGACGTGGTAGTACTATGACTCGTGCTAAAAGTTGTGGTTGTTGAATGACTAGTGCTCCAAGTCGTCGTTGTGGACTTAGATGTGTTATAATACGTGGTATAGGTGGTGGTAGTACTATGGCTAGTATTCCAAGTCGTTTTAGTCTTAGTAGCAGTTTCCCAAGTCGTGGTAGTGCTTCTAGTTGTATTATAGTACGTTGTCCAAGACGTCGTCGTCGTGTGGTTCGTACTGTATGTGGTAGTAGTACTGTGACTGGTATTATACGTTGTTGTTGTAGATTTAGTCGTATTATACGTAGTAGTATAAGTTGTTGTTGTACTATGACTAGTGTTCCACGTGGTTGTAGTTTTTGTAGCTGTTTCCCAGGTGGTTGTTGTAGATCTACTCGTGTTATAATACGTTGTCCACGAAGTGGTAGTGCTGTGAGATGTCTGCCAGGTGGTAGTAGTACTATGACTTGTCTCCCACGTGGTAGTAGTTGACTTTGACGTATTGTAGTATGTTGTATACGTTGTAGTAGTTGAATGACTAGTGTTAAACGTATAAACAGTTTTTGTAGCTGTTTCCCAGGTAGTCGTGGTTGATCTACTAGTATTATAACTAGTTGTCCATGTAGTGGTTGTTGAATGAGACGTGCTAAACGTGGTTGTCGTGCTATGGCTAGTACTGTATGTGGTAGTCGTGCTGTGACTCGTTTGCCATGTAGTCGTAAATGTAGTGGTTGTACTATGGCTAGTACTATACGTAGTATTTGTTTTTGTAGCAGTCTCCCAAGTAGTTGTGGTACTTGTAGATGTGTTAAAGTAGCTAATCCACGAGGTCGTTGTGCTAGTTGATGTATTCCAAGACGTCGTTGTGGTTATGCTTGTCGTCCAAGAAGTCGTGGTTTTTGTGGCGGTTTCCCAATATGTCACCCACGTTGTTGTCGTACTATGACTAGTGTGGTATGTAGTTGTAGTTGACTTACTAGTAACCCAAGTAGTTGTAGTACTATGAGATGTCTCCCAGGTAGTCGTTGTAGACCTAGACGTCGATGTTGATGTGTCGAATTTTGTTATGGTAATAGTAGACGTTTGCCACTCCGTTGTAGTGGTTGTACTCGTCTCCCACGTTGTTGTTGTAGACTTAGAAGTCGACGTAGATGTATTAAACGCCGTAGTTGTTGACGTAGATGTATTAAACGTGGTTGTAGTGGAAGTGCTTGTCGACCAAGAGGTTGTTGTTTCTGCTTCGGTGTCCCAATAAGTTATCCAAGCAGTTTTAGTCTTAGTAGCCGTTTCGAAAACAGTTGTTGTGCTAGTAGACGTATTCCAAGTGGTTGTAGTTGATTTTTGGGTATCCCAAACCGTTACAGTGTTAGAACTAGTATTCTTAGAAGTATTTCTAGATGTGTTTGTAGAAGTTGACGTGTTCCACTTGTATATTTCCCAAAAACCAAAACCAGGCATAGCTTTGTATTAACCGAAGTTACCAATATAATTTACTAACACAGTGTCTCTATCGACAACGAAGTACGACATGATTGAAACGTCGCCAGCATCTGTTTGCCAAGCTATAGAATCTCCATTTGGTGTTTTTAAATTAGAAGGTAACGCTTCTGGTGCTGTAACATCTCTGTTAACAATAATGAAAGTGCCAGATTGACCAACGTTACCTGCTTGGACAATAACATTAAGTGCCCAAGATCCAGCTGGAGACAACAAAAAATTGTGGCCTTCGGTTAAATCTATGATGAAAGAACCATTAGGTTCTTGATTCTTAGATACTGGAGTAAAATAATCTACCGTTGTATAAAGAGACGCTAAACTAGGAATACGAGCGACATCAAACGTGCCGCTCGTTATTTTAGATGCTGACAAGTTCGGTATACGTGCCGTAGCGAATGTTCCGCTATTTATTTTAGCGGCGTCTAGACTAGGGATGTCTGAGGCCTCAAGATTGTGAGACCCCAGAACATCAATGTCACCTATGAACTTTATTGCCATCTTATCCTAATTTTTACTATTAGGCTCTCGTACCGATAATAAGTAGATCGTATTGTACGTCAGCCACGGTTGTGAATGTGATTTCTCTTGTAGCTCTATTGTGAACAACGTCAGTATGAACAAGTATAGCTCTGTCACCATCGAGTTCGTATAGAGTCACAGAAAGAGGAAGAGTGTTATTCCAATCAGCAACGTTGTAAACGAAAGGTTCAGCGGTACCAACTATAACTCTACTAGCGTGGTACACATCCGTGTACATCGCCAAGGTATTGTTAGACGTAGTGTAAGCCGCGGACAGTCCATATAGAGACGCACCGGCAATCAAACCACCAGCTAAGTCTTCGATTTCATTATTTGTTCTCTGTACGGCGTTAATCGTTATAACGTCAGAAGCTTGAGATACGGTTACGTTATTACCAGCCTTAATTACGACATCATCGTTAACGCCGCCGCCAGCAAGTCTAATCTTAACTTGAGAAGAGTCAGCTCCAGCAACAGTTGAGATCGCGTAAGTATAGTTGTTGTACTCAGATGGTACTGGGATAACGTTCACTGAAGAGTCAGGAAGCGTGAATACCCATCTACTATCTGGACCCTCCTCTCGCAAGAACAGAGATAAGTTTCCACCTTCGCTACCGCCTCTGTTAACCTCTATACCAGCGTCCTCTCTAGCTTGTTCGTCAACCTTAACGTTAGAGTTCAACAAGATAATGTTGTCCTGAATAGCAACAGTTTCTGGAGCTGTCATGACATAATCACCCTTGATAGTGAGGTCACCATCAATGATCATTCCCGTTGTGCTTAACACACCGTTTATACTCTGATCTCCAGATGTTCTTATAACAGAGTTATCAACACTAACTGTTACTCCATCAGCGGCGACACTGATACCATCTCCAGCAATCAAACTGGATCCAACTTCATTCCAATTTGTACCATCGAAAACGTTTAACTTACCGTCGGTGGTGTTGAAATAAACATGACCTGCAGCTAAACCTGCGGGCTCGTTAACGGTGCTGAAGTTTTCAATCCTCAGCTTTTTTAGCTCTAAACCTGAAAGGTCTAGACTAGATAGATACTTAATAGCCATCTTTTAAGGGTTTTTAGTTTAAAATAGCTGTGCCCGCAAATGGCTCAGCGAAGGTTATAGTTAAAGAATCTACACTGTTATGTGTAACTTGTGCTTCTACCTGTTCGTTGGTATCGTATGATAGTATCGTAACGGATGGGTTTTTACCAAGATTGTGGTTTATGACCCATTGTGACGAAGCGTTGTGAAACTGAGATCCAGTTGAATATGTTTTATCTGAATCATTTGGGTTTACAGCTAAACCGTAAATAGTTGTATCAACTAGAGTACCAGCACCCTCTACATATTCCAATGTTAAAACAACAAAGTCACGTAATTCGGCATGGTCCTCTATAGATAATACTTTATAGTTTACAAAAGACTCTTGATCGTTAAATGAAAACAACCAAAGTTTATTACCAACGGCGTAATTAAAAAGCGCCTTGTGGCGCTGAAGAGCGAAGTTGTAGATACTTACGCCTAGTTTGGTTATGTTAGACATGTTTAGGTCACCAGATCCCTCCGGTAAGAACATCGAGCCATATGTTAAATATGTTGGATCTTGCTCTACCGTAAATCTTAGACTTGTTTGTCTATTTATACCTATAGACGCCGTATTGTTTAGAAACGAAGCTATGGCACTTGGCGGAAAGTTCTTGGTAGCACCAGTAGAACCATCCGTACCTAAAAGTTTATCATCGTTCTGTATCGATGTCTCTAATGCGTAAGTACTTATTCTTGCCATTGTTTTTTACTTGCTTTTTAGCAATTCCATCTACGACGTGCGGCCAAACCTCTTTCACCTGTCCATCCCTTCGATCTAGCGCAAAACGACTTTCTTCTCGCGGCTCTTTCTCCTGTTGGGTTCTTTTCTGTTACGGCTGTTTTCAGCTTACTACCGGGATTTTCTCTTCTGTATTGAGCCACGCCCTTTTCGGTCATACCAGCACCTTCTTCTGTAGTGCGAAATGTTCTTCCTTTACCCTTTGTTGTTTTCTTCATCAAGAAGGGCGAGTTCTGAGTATATGCCATCTTATTTCCTTGTAGCTCTCTTTGTAACAGGGACACAGTTTGGTACTTTTTTGCCACCTTTTTTCTTCATACCAATGGCTTCGTACCCTGTCCAGCACGGGTTAGACTTCTTAGCCATTACTTATTGTATCCTTTCATTTTGAACGGTCCAGAAGCAGCCTTTGTTATAGGTTTTCCTGCTGTAGACGATTTGAAGTCACCAACCATTTTGGCTTGCGCTTGTACCTTTTCAGCACCCCACATTTTAGCAGGACTGTCGCTATACATCATTCTTGGGTTGTGCTTGTACTTCATCTGTAGAGGCGTTTCCTCCTGGTCTATAGCCTCCATATTGCCTCTTGACTGGTATCTACCCGAAGTCGGTGTTGGCGCAGCTTGATTTCTCAATCTAGAAGCACCCTGCGTTAACGCTTTTGAGATCATATTAGAAGATCCTTCTGAACCGAGTATTGGTTTTTCAGAGAAATCAGGTTCACTGTAGCTTGACACAACCTCTACTTCACCTAGTTGACCACCATCGTAAGTCTGCTCTTGTGGCATCTGCTTCTTAATTTCCATTTTTGGTTCAGAAACAGTTGGCACTTGAGCTGTTTTCGCTGGTAATTCAATCTTTTGTTCTGGTGTGTTGCCAAACATTGTAGAGGACTCAGCTCTAGAATCAGAAGAACTAGAAGACGTTGTTGTATTACCATAGTCGCCGTGTCTATTGACATTCCACTGTTCTTCTGGTTTAGCTTCTCTATAGTTGTCGTTAGGGTCGTAAGAACCAGTTTGAGCTCTATTCTTTCTAGAATCCTGTGGGTTGTAAGAAGCGTTTCTTCCAGTGACGTTTCCAGATTCATCAGTGGTGAATCTAGTTTGATCCACACCGAAGATATCAGCTTGGTTTAGATCATATCTTTTAGAAGCATTAGCATCTGCCTTACCAGCTTCGGTTAACGCATATCCTTTTCCTCTACCAATCCCACCTGTTTTCTCAACAAGACCCTGAGACTCTAAGTATTTCATATCAGCGCGCGCTTGCTTACGGTTTGATCTACGCTGACTTTCTTGTGTTCTGTTTATATTTTTTTGCTGCCAGTTCCAACGAGTGTCTGTCTCCATTCCTTTGTTGCCCTCGACAGCTGGTCTCATTACGGGAGTTTTTGTTTCACTCTCGCTTGATTGAGTGCTGCTTGAATTGCTGGATTCAGCTTTAGCGGCTGGAAATTGATCTACATAAGAGCTTGATATATAACCCTTAGACCTTAGTTCTTCACCTGTAGCATTTGGAAATCTTTTCTTCAAGCCGGCTATGTACTTTCCAGCATCGGCTGCTTTCGCACCGCCGCTAGACGCGGTTGGAACGTTTGATGCTGGTTGACCAGCGTTTCTAACTAGATCTCCAGCTGACTTAGTTCTGTCAACCTTAAATACATTACCACTAGCGTCTGTTTCATACGTGGTGCTAGAGCTAGTTGAAGATGATTTCTTCTCCTCTCCGTATTTCAACGGTGATTTAGAGGCTTTGCTTGTGATAGGTGTGCTTTTCATTTTTTAGTTCGATTATACGCTTCCTTTTCCCATGGTAAAGATTTAGCGCCTTCGTTCATTTTTTCTCTACTGTAGATTTTACCTCTCCAATAAACGTTCTGGGTATCATAAGAAAGATCACCTCGAGACATTTGCTCAAGGTGAACCTTTTCGTGTTTTACAGCTTCCCTAACTTTTGCTGGAGACGCTTTTTGATCGACGTATATTGTTCCATCTATATTCGCCTCAGCGACAATACCATCTTGCAACTCTGTCTTTATAACTATTGGGTTATCCAACTGTTGACGCTTATGATAGTTTGACGCTTTGTGCGTTATAGGTTTCATCATCTATCCGGATCTTTTATCATGTCATCCACCGCTTTGTTTGTGACTTTAGCGGTGTAAGTTTTGTTTTTGAAATGAACGCTCGAGCTTCCTGTAGGTATATCCTCTTCACCAAGCAATATCCTATATATTCTAAGGATCATGTGCTTTGTTTTGTGCGAGGTTGTGTAGATCGCGTACGCTTGCGTAGTTCTGTTTCTTTCTCTCCAAACGTCGATCCAACCTTGATTTCTAAGTCTCTCCCATCTATGTTTATCCCATGAATAAGCGTAGATACCATCGATGAAATCTTTTCTAGAAAACCTGCCCAAGCAGTCTAAGTATATGAGTAACTCTAAATCAGCATCTTTTAATTCATACTGATGGCATGCCCACCTTCTAACCAATCTGTAATATTTCAGGATTTTAAAATCCCTAAGGTCGTGCGAACTGAGCCTCATTCTACTATTACAATATCACTGGTTTTTATGACTTGATAAACATTACCATCAAACGTTATTTCATGCCCGGCGTGACGATCGTAGTATACTATATCACCCTCACTTATGAAATTAGCTTGATCACCAGCAGATTGAACTTTTCCTCTTAGGTACCTTTTTTCAGAGAGTTTATCGGTGAGCTCCAACCCACCGACATTAACATTCTCTTGTTTTAGCTTTTCTATGATTACGTAGAAGTTTACAGCTCTCATTGTAGTCTAATATTTGATATAACAGCGTCAGCTGAGATTATTGTTGATGCAACGGACACCGCGTTTTTAAGTGCTGTTTTTGTAACTAGTAGTGGGTCAATGATACCGTTTTTTATCATGTTTACCTGTTTGCCAGTAACGACATCCATACCGTAACCTTTTTTGAATACAGGATTCATGATAAACATATCGGCGTTGCTCATAATCGTGTTAAATGGCGCTTTAATTGCCTCTAGAAGCACTTTCTCACCAACGGTGGACTTGTCGCTAATAAATTTATTTGAAGCCCCTAGAAGCGCTATTCCACCACCAGGTACAATACCTTCTTGTATTGCTGCTTTTACCGCGTAGATAGCATCTTCAACCCTATCCTTTTTTTCCTTTAATTCTATCTTAGAATTGGCACCAACTCGGACAATACCAACCTTACCGCTTAGCATTGCTACACGCTGTTCGATCTTTTTCTTGAAAAACGGATTATTTTCCTTTTTTAGTTTAGCTTCCGCTTGTTCTAGTCTCTCCGAC